GATTTATCCCGGAGGTATATTTCGATTTGGGTTTTGGCTTGCCCCGGCCACTTAGTTCTCCATGCCTGTTTCTTGCTCCTTTCCGGGCATGGGCTGGGGCAGGCGAAAACTCAGATCGAAGTATAAGAAAGGATGCGCGATGGTCAAAAAGAAGACCAAAACTCCTCGAACTCCCGAGGAAGCTGAGCGATTAGCTATCGGTGCTGCCATGGAACTCGCGACTCAGCAGATTCTTGACGGTACTGCGAGCAATTCGATGATCATTCATTTCCTCAAGCTGGGCTCCAGTCGCGAAAGACTTGAGCAGGCTCGACTTGAGGCGGATACAACTCTTGCTAGAGCCAAGGTTTCAGCACTTGAGTCGGCTGCTCGTACCGAGGAACTGGTTCAGGAAGCTCTGGCTGCATTCAAGGTATATTCTGGAGATTCAGATGCGGAGCTATGACGAACTTAGCCACCTACATACATTCGAAGAACGTCTCGAGTACCTCTCACTCAATGGAGCATTTTTCGGCGAGACCTTCGGTGGATCCAGGTGGTTGAATCAGAGTTTCTACCAAAGCGATATTTGGCGAGAGGCTCGCACCCAAGTTATCGCGAGAGATCTTGGATGCGATCTCGGCCTTGAGGGATATGAGATTCATGACGGCATTGTTGTGCATCATATCAATCCTCTAACGCCTCGTCAGTGTGAGAATTTCGATCCATGCCTGTGGGATACCAACAATCTTATTTGTGTGAGTCGAGATACTCATAATGCAATCCATTACGGAACCAAGGCGTTGGCTCTCGACGACTTCGATCCGAGATCGCCCGGCGATACAAAACTATGGTAGGAGGCTAAATGTCGATTCTACATGACACAAAGACCTACCTCGGGTTGATGGAGGATGACACTTCATTTGACAGCGAAGTTAAGGATGCCATTGACAATGCTTTGGCTACCGCAACTCAGCTAAACCGCGAAGTTGGCGACCTATCGTCCGAGGCAGATTACCCCACGACGACTCTTGGACGGATCCTACGTCAGTATGTGAACTTCTCGGTTCGCTTGATGTTCGATCCACCGCAGACCTCATTCGCCATCAAGGCTGTTGAGTCTTTACAGAAAGAGGCGGAGTGGCGACTGACCATTCAATGATGGGAGAAAACCATGAGCGAAGAAACTCTGTCACACTACGGTGTCCTCGGCATGAAGTGGGGCGTCCGTAAGAGGACGGAAAGCTCCGGCGGAGTCGGACTTCGGTCCGTCGAAGAAAAGAAGAAGATCGGCGAAGCCGTCAACGCAGAGGCATTCCGAAAAGAACGAGCCAAGGCCGAGAAGGCTGCCGAGAAGGAACGCAAGAAGCACGAGTCCGACCTCAAGAAAGCTGCCAAGGCAGCAGCCCGGGGGGCTAAGAAGGCAGCATCTGCGCTCAAGAAGGGCGCAAAGGCCGCTTCCCAGAAGCATGCTGAAAACAAGGCTGCTCGGGCTAAGGCTGCTGCTGATCGGGCCCGCAAGAAGCTAGAGAACCAGAAGCTTAAGGAAGCTCGCAAGGCTGAAGCTGATCGCAAGAAGAAGCAGAAGGAAGCTGAGCGCGCTGAGAAGAAGCGAATCGCTGACGAGAAGAAGGCAGCTAAGGAAGCCGAGAAGAAGCAAAAGGAACTCGAGAAGCAGAAGGTTCCCAAGGGAGGTATTCCAGCCGACCTGCGGAAGGAAGCTCCTCGACGTCTTTCATCCACAGATCTCATTGAGCAGAACAAGCGACTCAACCTCGAGAAGCAGAACTACGAACTCAAGGAGAAGCTCCGCGAATACGAGAGTCAAAATAGGAGTGCTCTTGCCAAAACGGCAGACCTCTTCGTCGACGAGGCTCGAAAGAACCTGACGAAGTATGCTGCCCGGACGGCCACCGACATGCTCACAGCAGCCCTCGACTCCAAGCTCAAGGGTACGGAGTATGAGGGTGTTGCCAAGATGGCTAAGGAGTCCTTCAACCTCGACGCAATCCTTAAGAACGCAACCGGTAAGAAGTAGGTATGGCGCTATCAAACACTGCCACGCCTAAGTATTACGCCCAGTTCCGCGAAAAGGTCCTAGCAGGAGAGATTCCAGTATCACACACCATTGAGATGGAAATGAATCGGATTGACGAGTTGATCGCCAACCCGAGGTATTTCTACGACGATGGCGCTATCGATGGTTTTATCGCTTTCTGTGAAAACGAGATGACCCTTGTCGATGGTAGCGATCTAACCCTGCTGGATTCGTTCAAGCTCTGGGCTGAATCACTCCTTTCGTGGTTCTACTTCGAGAAAGTGACGAAGTTCGTTCCTGACGAAACTGGCCACAACGGTCGATATGTTCAGGTTGATATTAAGAGACGTTTGGTTAACAAGCAATACCTTATCGTCGCCCGAGGTGCGGCTAAGTCCATGTATATGGCCTTTATTCACGCCTACTTCCTGACCATCGACCCCACTACAACACACCAAATTGCCACGGCGCCCACCATGCCTCAGGCTGAAGAAACACTGTCTCCCTTCAAGACTGCCATTACACGCAGTCGGGGACCTCTGTTTAAGTTCCTGTCGGCGGGAACTGTTCACGCAACAGTTGGTGCCAAGGCGAACAGATCTCTGCTCTGTCCGACCAAGAAGGGGATTGAGAACTTCTCGACAAACTCTCTTCTCGAGGTCCGACCCATGAATGTTGACAAACTTCAGGGCTTGAGATCTAAGGTGAATACAATCGACGAATGGCTTTCTGGCGATGTTCGTCAGAACGTCATCTCTGCTCTCGAACAGGGTGCGTCGAAACTCAGCGACTGGGTTATCGTTGCAGTCTCATCCGAGGGTACTGTCCGAAACGGCGTCGGAGATTCCATCAAAATGGAATTGCTTTCGATCCTTAAGGGCGAGTACTATGATCCGCACTCGTCGATCTGGTACTACCGGCTGGACGAGGTATCCGAGGTTGGGGATCCAAACATGTGGGTTAAGGCCCAGCCCAACCTTGGCAAGACTGTGTCTTATGACACATACCAACGAGATGTTGCTAGGGCTGAGAATGTACCTTCCGCAAGGAATGACATTCTGGCAAAACGATTCGGCATCCCGTGTGAGGGATACACGTACTTCTTCAAGTATGAAGAAACCATCCCCCACAACCCACGAGAGTTCTGGCAAATGCCATGTGCTATGGGTGCGGACCTTTCTCAGGGCGATGACTTCTGTGCGTTCACGTTCTTGTTCCCGTTGTCCACTGGTGACTTCGGGGTTAAGACTCGAGCGTACATCACCACCCGCACGTTCGACAAGCTTCCAGCTGCTGGGCGCGCGAAGTACGAGTCATTCATCCGAGAGGGCTCTCTCCAGGTCATGGATGGCACAATCCTGGACATGATCGAAGTCTACAACGATCTCGACGAATACATCTTGAGATCCGAGTACGACGTTCGAGCGTTCGGGTACGATCCATATAACGCCAGAGAGTTCGTTGAGAGATGGACAACTGATAACGGACCCTACGGTATCCATAAAGTCATTCAGGGCGCACGAACTGAGTCAGTTCCGCTAGGTGAACTCAAGAGTTTGGCTGAGGATCGGAGACTCATCTTCGATCAAGAGCTATTCTCATGGGCAATGGGTAACACAATCACCCTTGAGGACACTAACGGCAACCGTAAGATCTTGAAGAAACGAATGGATCTCAAGATTGACTCAGTTGCAGCCCTTATGGATGCTTGGGTCGCATACAAACAGCAACTCGACGACTTCAACTAACGAGAGGAGGTAATATGGGTATTATGTCACGGTTAGCTCGGGCATGGAATGTGTTTGCACACGATCGCCCTGATCGTTACAAGAATAGTAACTACAGCGAATACCGCCCAAGCTACCGTTCTATCGGATCTACAAGCCTAGTCCAAACGCTATACAACAAGATTGCGCTGGATGTCGCGAACACTCCTATTCGCCATGTGAAGGTAGATCAAAATGGTAGGTATGACAGTGAGAAGGATTCTTCGCTGAATGAATGCTTGTCTCTTATGGCAAACATCGATCAGACCTCGAATGCTCTGATCTACGAGCTTGTCTACACGATGCTGGAAAACGGTAGCGCAGCTCTGGTTCCAGTTGACACAGACACCGCTCTGAACGAAGAAGGGTCATTCGATGTTCTTTCTCTCCGCGTTGGACGAATCGAGAGTTGGTATACTGACTCAGTCGATGTGAATCTGTATAACGATCGTAGTGGTAATCGAGAAACGATTCGTGTCTCGAAGAACTCCGCTGCAATTGTGTACAGTCCGCTCTACGATGTCACAGCTAGTAACAGCTCGTTGGCCAATCGACTCGCACGAAAGCTCGATGCACTCGACGCTATCGACAATTCAGCTCTCGGTAAGAAGTTGGATCTGATTATTCAGCTTCCATACTCTGTCCGAGGCGAACTGAGACAACAGCAAGCTGAGACTCGACGAGAAGCTATTGAACAGCAGCTTCGAAATTCGGAGATTGGCGTCGCATATGTCGACGGAGCCGAGAAGATCACGCAGCTCAATCGTCCAGTCGAGAACAATCTGCTTGATCAGGTCAAGTACCTGTCGGAGCAGCTTTACAACGCTCTTGGTTTTACCGAGAGTGTGTTCAACGGCACGGCCGATGCTGAGACTAACCTGTCTTACTACAACCGAACGGTCAAGCCGATTCTCGATACAATCACGAAGTCGGCAACCATGGTCTTTCTGACCAAGACCGCTCGGTCTCAGGGTCAGCGGATCATCTACGTGAGGGATCCTTTCGCGGCAACTTCGCTCGATAGTATCGCATCGATGGCTCAGACGTTCATCACCAACCAGGTTATGACTCCGAACGAGATCAGGTCGATTATCGGCTTGCCGCAGTCCACAGATCCCAAGGCGGATCAGTTGGCCAATCCGTATACGTCATCCGCAAACGCGGATCAACGGTCTAACAACGACCAGGAGGTTCAAAATGGCAGCGCCTAATGACGTCGCCGACTTCGACGGGTGGGCAACCGTCGCAGGCATCAAGTGCTCCGATGGGCGAGTTATCTCTCATCACGCATTTGAACAGAACGATGGGGCTGTCGTCCCTCTCGTCTGGCAACACGGTCACGACAACGTGACTAACGTTCTCGGGCACGCCCAGCTCGAGAAGAAGGCTGAGGGTGTTTACGCCTATGGATTCTTCAACGGATCTCAGCAGGCCGAACATGCTCGCGAACTGATTGAACACGGCGATGTTACGGCTATGTCGATCTTCGCGAACAACCTCAAGCAGGACGGCAACGTTGTCAAGCATGGCAACATTGTTGAGGTGTCGCTCGTCCTTAAGGGTGCTAACCCAAAGGCGACGATTGAGAACGTCACCATGGCTCACTCTGATGGCGAGGGTTACTCCGCGATCATCAAAATGGGTGACGGTGATGTGTCACACGAAGACTTCGAGGGCTCCGAGGAATCGGACTCCGAAGATGAGTCCTCTGATGAGGACAAGACCATCGGTGAGATCCTTTCTACGCTCACCGAAGAGCAGCTTGAGGCTGTCAATTACCTCATTGCTGCAGCCATCGATGGGGAGTCTGAAGACTCCGAAGAGACCAACGAAGAAACCGAGGAAGATATGAAACACAATGTCTTTGAGGGCGACAAGACCCCCGAGAACACGCTGTCTCACGCAGCTTTCGCTGAGCTGGTTGAGACCGCCAAGCGAAACAATACCACCCTTCTCGACGAGCTGAAGCACGCCGATTACGGTATCGAGAACATTGGTTACCTCTTCCCGGATGCTAAGAGCATCACGGATGAGCCTATTACTCTCGACCGCGATCAGTCTTGGGTTTCCGTCGTCATGAACGGAACCAAGCACTCTCCTTTCGCCCGAATTAAGTCGGTCCTCGCGGACATCCGCGATGATAAAGCCCGAGCCAAGGGTTACGCCAAGAAGGCCCAGAAGAAGACCGAAGAGGTCATCAAGCTTCTGACCCGTACGACGTCCCCCACGACGATCTACAAGAAGCAGAAGCTCGATCGCGACGACATCGTCGACATTACTGACTTCAACGTAGTTTCTTGGCTCAAGAACGAGATGAAGGGCAAGCTCAACGAGGAAATCGCTCGCGCTATTCTCATTGGCGATGGTCGTACGATCACTGATCCTGACCGTGTCGATGATGAGGCCATCCGTCCGATCCTTAAGGAGAATGACCTCTATGCTATTCACAAGACGCTCGAGTCGAACACTACCGACGAGACTCTTGTGGACGACATCGTCCTGGCATCGGCCGAGCTTGAGGGTTCCGGCGCTCCGACGCTCTTCATTGCGAAGAAGCGCCTGGTCAAGATGCTTCTCCTGAAGGACAAGAACGGTCGCCGTCTGTACGAGACCGAGGCGTCCCTTGCCGGTGCTCTTGGCGTGTCCAAGATCGTGACCGTCCCTCAGTTCGAGGGTCTGGAGCACGAGATCAAGGGCGTCAACCACGAGCTTCTGGCTATCGTGGTCGACCTTCGCGACTACACCATTGGTTCGAACGCCGGTGCGGAACTCGGTATGGCCGAGTCCTTCGACATCGACTTCAACCAGTACAAGTACCTGATGGAGACCCGTCTTTCGGGCTCTCTGACGGCACCGTACTCGGCCCTGACGATCTCGCGCAAGAAGGCGTGATCTCATGTCGAGGTTTAGCGGCAAGCTAGGCTTCGCGATGACGAGGGAGACGGAGGAAGGGGTGTGGCTCGAAGACTTTATTGAACTTCCAGTTAAGGGGACTATTCGTAGTCTCTATATCAGGAATGACAACTCTTCGTCTGCCAACACCAACCTCCGTCTCACCAACGAGATCAGTATTCTGATGGATACGAAGATCAAGGCATACCTCGAGACTCTGAAGTACGTTGTATGGAAGGGTTCAAAATGGGAGGTACAGTCCATCGGCGTGAACTATCCACGGCTGACCATCAATCTAGGCGGTCTGTATGCGCACGTATAGAGACCTCCTTCATCTACTTCAGCAAGCGGTACAACATAACCGGGTATATTTTCAGCCTCCAGAGAACCTGAAGATCGGATACCCGGCGATTGTCTTCCACTTGTCGAAGATAGAAATCGACCATGCTTCCGATGTGCCTTACAAAGGCGCTAAGGAATATTCGGTCACTCTCATCACCAAGGATCCAGAGCCAGACGTGATCGACGAAATCCTCAAGATCCCGTATTCGTCTTTGGATACGACATATATCTCGGACGGAATGAACCATTTCGTCTTCACGGTTTACCTTTAAGGAGGGTATCTTATGGCACAGATCAAGTGGGACGAAGAGGGCTCCCATTTCTATCACACTGGCGCTAACAAGGGCGTTCTGTTCCCCTTTGATAACGCTCAGAACCGCTACGGCACTGGTGTTGCCTGGAACGGTCTTAAGGCTGTCACAGAGACTCCGGAGGGCGACGAGTCCTCGGATATCTACGCCGACAATTTGAAATACTTGTCCCTGTTGTCGGCTCCGTCGTTCAAGTTCACGATCGAGGCCTACACTTACCCCGACGAGTTCGCCGTCTGTGACGGTACCGCTCAGCTGGTTAAGGGTGTCAACCTCGGTCAGCAGCCGCGTACGCGCTTCGCGTTCTCCTACTGTACGAAGCTGGGTAACGACACCAAGGGTGATGCTTACGGCGAACTGCTGCACATCATCTACGGCGCTACCGCTGCTCCGTCTGAGCGCGCGTACAACACGGTCTCCGACTCCCCGGAGGCGATCTCGTTCTCCTGGGAGTGTTCGACTGTTCCCGTCCAGGTGGACGGATTCCAGCCGGTCTCCGTCGTCACGGTCGATTCGTCCAAGCTCGACACGGCGAAGTACAAGAAGCTCACTGACAAGCTGTATGGCGTTGGCGCGGGCGCCGGTACTCCCGGTACCCCGACCCTCGTCATGCCCAACGAGCTGCGTGCGCTTCTGGCGTGATCTCTCTCACGCTTGAGTTTGGGGGAGAGGAGCGGTTTGACGAGCGTAGTAATACGTTTGTTACGCTGGAGCCGTTTACAGTTACTCTTACACATACCCTGTCTGCGGTGGCTGAGTGGGAATCCGTCTACAAACGGTCATTCCTGGAGACCCCACCACAGACTGGTGAAGAGTTAGTGTACTACATCCAGTGTATGTCGGACCGCCCTCTCCCTCGAGATTTCATCAAGCGGCTCGACCAATCCGTTCAGGTCAAAATAGCAGACTATTTGTCTGACAATGCTACGGCGACGGTTCTATGGAATCCACCTTCGAACGGAGGTCCGCGAGACACCATGACCAGCGAACTGATTTACTGGTATATGACTCAGCTGGGCATTCCATTCGAATGCGACAAGTGGAACTTGAATCGGCTATTGACGCTGATTCGTCTCGCCGCAGCCAAGCAGAACAGCCAAAAGCCGGACGCCCGGGCCTCGGCGGCTCAGCGTGCGGCAATGAACCAAGCCCGTAGGGCTAGAACAGGGAGTAGAGGATGATTGACATTCCTGCTGATGCACAGGTCCCCGCTGGGCCTGACCCGCATGAGGACCGAGACCGAGCGATTTACGAAGGGAAGTAAGGTATGAGTAAGATTGACGACGTTTTGTCGCACGCCACATACCGCCTCGGCTACTACGCTCCGGACGATCCTGAGCCGGGTTCCGAGGCTGGTCGATGGCTCGCTAAGAGTATGAACCAGCCTTGGCTTGCTGGTCCGTCAGAAGACGTCTGGTGGTGCATGGCCTTCGTCAGCATGTGTTTCGATATGGCTGGCGAGATCGACGCAATCGGCGGTTACAGCTACAACACTGATGTCACGAAGAGCCGCATGGAGAAGGTCCCCCTTGAGGACGCGCAGCGCGGAGACGTTGTGCTCTTCGATTGGGATCAGGACGGTCTCACTGACCATGTCGGCATTGTCGAGGCAAACCTCGGCGACGGCTGGCTCCAGACCATCGAGGGTAACACGTCCCCCTCCAACGCCGGTTCCCAGTCTGCCGGCAATGGCGTTTACCGCCGCCAGCGTTCTTTCGGAATCGACTGCGTTCTTAGACCTGAGTGGTCCGACACGAACGACTCCGACGATTCGGATGGCGCGGACAGCCTGACCGACAAGTGGTGGGGCAAGGCAACCACCTACGCTCTCCAGGCGTCCATGGGTCTTCCGGCCAATGGCTGGATCGAAGACCAGGACGAGGACAACGAAGAGTACTTCGAGCGTACTGGTACCGGATGGGACTGGGTTGAAGATCCGCACGACGGTTCTGACACCATCGCAGAGCTTCAACGTCGTCTCGACATTGAGGCAGATGGTATCGCCGGACCCGATACGGTGACCGCACTTCAGCAGCACCTGCGAAACCGAGGTCACGAACTCGACGTCGATGGCTACTGCGGGTACCGCACAGTTGAATGTCTCCAGTACGAGCTTGTCAACGGCACGCTCTGGGGCTGATCAAGAAAGGAGGGCCGTCATGATCGAGATGAAGTTCGACGCTGAGTTTGACATGTCAAAATGGTTGACGCAAGTCAAGAACAAGAAGCTTCGTGACGTACTGGCAACCGCTGGTACTCGAGGTGTGGCGGCCCTCCGGGCCAACACCCCGGTAGGTACCGGGAAGACTGCTGCTAGCTGGCAGTATAAAGTCAAGCAAACCAAGCGAGGCATTAAGATCGTTTGGTATAACACTAATATCGTGTCCAAGGTTCCCATTGCGATCATCTTGCAATACGGACATGGGACGCGTCAAGGTGGCTACGTCCAGGGTAAAGATTACATCAACCCTGCGATGAAGCCCATATTCGACGAAATTGACCAAATGGTCGGGAGGGCCATCAATGGGTAAGAGTATTGAGAATAAGGTCGTCTCCCTGGAGCTCGACGATTCGAAGTTCACAAGCCGCGTTGACGGAGTTCTCCGTAATGTTGACCGACTGAAGTCTGGAATGAACTTCAAGCAGTCGACCGACGGACTAGACAATGTCGGCAAGGCCGCTCAGGATGCTTCCAAGCAGATGGGCGGAATTGCGGATGGCGTTAAGAACGTCAACACATCTATCGTCAACAACTCAACGACTGCAGCCGCTGCCACAGCTAATGTTGGTGCGGCGGCAAAGATTTCGTCGACTAATTTTTCCATGCTCGCGGGTGCTGCTTCCGTGGCCATGGGTAACATCGCATCCAAGGCCCTTATGGCCGGCGGATCGGTGCTTTCCTCGTTCACGTTCGGCCCCATCATGGACGGTTTCCGAGAATACGAGAACCAGCTTAACGCGGTTCAGACTATTCAGGCGAACACGTTCAGCAAGGGCGAGACCACTGCGACGATCAACGCAGCTCTCGACGAACTGAACGCTTACGCGGACCGAACCATCTACTCGTTCACCGAGATGACACGCAATATCGGTATGTTCACATCTGCGGGTGTCGGGCTGAAGGATTCGGTCGCCGCGATTAAGGGTCTGTCGAACGTCGCAGCAATGTCTGGCTCCACTTCGGAGCAAGCCGCAACGGCAATGTATCAGCTGTCTCAGGCGCTTTCGACAGGCTCTATAAAACTTCAAGACTGGAACTCGATCGTTAACGCTGGTATGGGCGGCGAGCAGTTCCAAGAAGCCTTGAAGCGAACGGCACGCACCTACGGCGTTGAAGTCGACAAGATGATCGACAAGGCAGGGTCGTTCCGTAACTCGCTCAAGGACGGATGGCTTACATCCGAGATCATGATCGAGACTCTGACTCAGTACACGGGTGACTTGTCTCGTGAGCAGCTGCTTAGCGCAGGTTACACGGAGCAGCAGGCCGACGAAATCATGAAGTTGGCTGAGACAGCTAACGACGCTGCTACGAAGGTCAAGACTTTCTCGCAGCTGATCGACACGACCGCTGAAGCTCTTGGCTCGGGATGGGCTTCCATCTTCAGAACGATCTTCGGCGACTTCGAGCGTGCCCGTACCATGTGGACAGCCGTGTCTGACGTGGTGAACGGAGGTATCGGAACTTTCTTCGATGCGATCCAGGGCATTCTCGACCGCTGGGATGAACTCGGTGGTTGGGAGGAATGGTGGTATGGTCTTGGTGAACTCTGGACCGCTATCGCCAAGCCACTCAAGGCTATCGGCGAAGGTTTCTTCAGCGCGTTCCAAGGAGATGCCGGCAAGGCTCTGTACGATTTCTCGTACTACTTCCGTCACTCGATCTCCCAGTGGTTGATGATGTCCGATGACTTCGCCAACAACCTTGGTAAGGTCTTCAAAATGGCAGGCGAATTGCTCTCGCCAGTTCTTGAGGTCCTCATCGGGTTTGCATCGGCGATTGTCCAGATTGGTGTGGCCGCATTCAAGATCGGCATGATCCTGGCTGGCATCTTCATCAAGCCGATGATCCTGATCGCAGCGAAGGTTGGCGACATCGTCTCCGTCTTCAGCGACTGGTTCGGTCAGATGCTTGGTGGTACCGACATCCTCGGAGGCCTGTCTAAGGTCCTCGACTGGATTGTTGACAAGTTCCAGAAACTTGCTGACTGGATGTACGCCATCGCGGACGTCACGATCACTCCGATCTTCGATGGTCTCGAAGTCGCCATTGAGGCAGTGCTCAAGCCGCTCGGTGAATTCATCGAGACGATTAAGAAGGCTACTTACAACGTCTTCAAGCCTTTTGGCGATGCGGTCTCGAATGTCTTTGGCGCGATCTTCGGTTTCGCTTCTGGAACCGGTGGTCCAATGGAGAAGATCAAGTCTGCTTTCGGCGGGTTTGGCTCAGGGTTCCTTGAGAACATGACCAAGCTCGCAGACGCTATCGGACCCAAGTGGTCTGAGAAGGTCAAAGCTTTCTCGGATTCGATTCTCCCAATCAGCGAGACCATCGGCAAGCACCTTGGTGGTGCCGTCGAGAGCGCTGGTAAGGGAATCAAGAAGTTCTGGGACGACGCGTCTCCTAGGATGGCAGAAGCCTGGTCTGAATCGACTAAGCGGATGAAAGATTCGATCTCCGGGGTCGGTAAGGCCTTCGGTCGAGCTGGTGATACCATCTCCAAGACGTTTGCCCCACAGGTGCAGGCAGTCAAGGATTTCGGTAAGGCCCTCGGGGACATCTTCACTCACATGGGGGAGCATCTCGACAACAACACCTTCCTGTCGTCCATCGGCGACGGCTTCAAGAACATGATGAAGGCCTTTGGTCCGTTCGGATCTCTCATCAACGGCATCATCGATTTGTTCGGGAAGCTCGGGGATCTGACCAAGTCTATATTCGGCGGGTTCAGCGATGAGGCGAACGGTGCAGCGGGTGGCCTGTCCACCTTTGGGAAGGCTGCCTCTGACGCATTCGACACTCTCGGCGTCGTCGGTGGGACCATCTACACTGCGGCGACGGGCATTGTCGAGTTTTGCTCGTCGGTTGTCGAGGCTATCGCGAATCTGATCGACTGGCTTACTAAGGGTATCGACAATATCAAGAAATTCGCCTCTGAGTCTCAGGCATTTGACTCATTCAAGAAGAATGTTGGCAAGGCATTTGATAACGCCGGATCTATGGTCCAGACTTTCTGGTCTGGTCTCGGCTCCAGCCTCAAGGACATGTCGATTTCTGATCTCTTGAGTGGAATCCTGCTTGGTGGTGGTCTGGGTATGGGCTTCAAGACCCTTCAGACCGTGCTGGGTCAGTTTACGAAGGTCACTGACTCGTTCAGTGGAATGTTCGACAAGTTCGGAAAGATTGGAGACTCGATTTCCGGAGTCTTCAACTCTCTGACTAGCGCACTGAAGTCCATGCAGGAAGTCATCAAGGCCAAGGCTCTTCGCGAAATTGCGATCAGCGTTGGTATTCTTGCAGGTTCGCTGTTCATCCTTGCGATGATCCCGGCAGCTCGACTCATTCAGGGTGCGGTCGCCATCGGCGTCTTGACTAAGATCCTTCTCATCGCTCTGACTCAGATCAGCGAGATGAAGATCAACAAGATGCAGATCGCCGGCGTTATTGGTGCCGTCATGGCATTGTCTATTGCAGTCCTGCTGATGTCTATCTCGGTCGGAATTCTTGGGTCTATGAAGTTGAGCACTATTGCACAAGGTATTGGCGCAGTCATGGCGCTGGTGCTTGGTATGACAATGGCTGCGAAGTTACTGTCTAAGGATTCCAAGACGATGATCCAGGGCGTTGGAACCATGATTCTCATGGCGGCCGCAATCAATATGCTGGTGATTCCGATCATCGCGTTGGGCCTTCTCCCGATCAAGGTGATCGCCCAAGGTGTTATTGCGATCGGCGTCTTGATGGGCATTCTGGTTGGGTTTGTCAAGCTCATGAACAAGGCTGCTAAAGATCTCGGCAAAATGGCAACCATTTCGCTCATGCTAGTCGCATTTGCGTTTTCGATCCAAATGCTCGTGGCCGCCGTAGCCGTAATGGGTTACATGGACATGAATAAACTGTTCCAAGGAATAGTTGGTTTGTCCGCGGTGGTTCTGCTTCTTGTGGCTATCGCGAACCTAATGCCAGCGACTGCCATTGTCGGAGCTGGGGCTTTGATCCTAACAGCGATTGCAATGAACATTGCGGTCGGAGCGATCGTACAAATGGCAAACCATAGCTGGGGCGAGATTCTCAGTTCAATGGGTAAGCTCTTGTTGGTTGTCGCGGCTATTGTAGCGGTGGCGTTTGTAGCACAGTTCGCTATCTTCGGTATTGCGGCATTGGCGTTGATGGCATATTCCTTGAACAATTTCGTAAGTGCTCTAAGCAACGTATCTGGTCTCAGTTGGGACGCTCTTAGTAACGGCCTTAGGGCGATTGCTATCGGACTCGGAATTCTGATTGCGGCGGGGTACCTCGCCATCGGAGCATCCCTCGGTCTGGTTCTCTTGGCAGTAGCTATCGGCGTGCTTGGTCTAGTTGTGATTGGCATTGTGGGGGCAATTTCCATTCTGGTTATGATCCTCACAACGTTTATATCAGTCATTGCTCTAGCAGGGCCGTCCATTGGAGCGGGTATTGTTGCGATCGCTTCGGGTATTGCTGCCGCGGCAGCAATCATCGCGGCGGCTGCCCCGGCTATCCAGGCAGCACTGGTTGGCGTCTTCACTGCCATTGAGAATGCCGCACCCGCGTTCGGTAACGCCGTTACAGCGTTGTTGCGATCGCTTATTCCAGCGGTCAATGAGTTGATCACCCTAGCCGGTGTTGCGATCAGACAGCTCATCAGTCAGGTCTATCAGATCATAAAGCAGAAGATGCCGGAACTTGTACAGATTGTTACTCTCACGATCGCTGGTATCTTGGAGGCTATTCGCAACGTCTGGCCTGAGTTCTTGAAAACGATTCTTGATATGTTGGCCCAGTTCTTCTTGGCTATCGGAGAGAACATCCCTAAGTTCGCTGCGGCATTCCAGTTGATTCTGACGGGATTCATCGATCTGATCAAGACGAATGTCCCACTGATTGTCGGGGCATTCCTGGCCTTAGTGCAAGCTCTGATTGACGGTCTCGCGGCTAAGATTCCGGATCTGATGAAGTCTGGTGCGAACCTTATCGCAGCAATGATCAATGGTATAGCCGCTCAATCCGTGATCATCATCAACGCTGCTTGGGATGCCGTCATTACGTTCATCAATGGATTTGCTGATGCGATCGACCAGAAGGGACCGGAGCTTCAAGCCGCGGTCAACAAGCTGATCTCGGCCATCATCCGATTCATCGGGAACGGTCTGACTGGCATGGCCAATACATTCGCGCCGCAGGCAAGTTCCATCGGACGCAACATCATCAATGGTGTTGTCAACGGCGTGTCTGGCGCTGCCGGAGCCCTTTACAATAAGCTGCGCAACGTTGCTTCGAGTGCTCTTAATTCGTTTAAGAGTACTCTCGGTATCCACTCGCCTTCGCGTGTATTCGCGACTGCGGCTGGGTTCATCGTTGCAGGTATTGTCCAGGGTATCGACAAGAACCAGAATGACGCGGTCGACGCGATGTCCGGTCTTGGTGACGACATGGTCAACGCAATGTCTAACCTGGATGCCGATTGGAATCCGGTTATCAAGCCGACTGTCGACCTCTCAGAGGTGAATGGTCTGCAAGATCTCACGATGAACGATCTGAATGCAACGGTTGTTGGCACGTCAGTTCAAAATGGCAGCCAAACCGCGCAGGAGATTCGAGCTCTTCGAGATGAACTGCGCAACAACCAGAAGCCGATGGTCTTCAACCAATACAACGAATCGCCAAAGGCGCTCGATCTCAATGACCTATACCGTCAAACTGAGCGCCAACTTGAACGAATGAAGAGGATGTGACTCACGTGGCGTACACAAAGGTTCGAATACTCAACGACGATGGTATGGAACTACCGCTGTATTTGAATCGTGAAGATCGAGGTTGGGTCGCCCAGATTTTAAACGGATCTTTTGGTCCAAACAGGGAATACAATTTTACAGGAAATGTCGTTACATCGATGTCTGAAAAACAGATCGACATCAACATGCGTCTGACGCCTGCTGTCCCTATTCCCGAGCGATCAGCTAGATATTTCCTCGACTACCTTTCGTCTAAACGAATTTCCACGGTTGAACTTACAGATCCGTCCCTAATTGTTCCGGTCGTCAAGTACAAGCCGAACGAAACAACAACCTATACTAAGCCGACTATCACGTTTGGCAGAGTTTCGCCATTTACACAATCGTGCGTCATTCGCGAACTTAAATACAACTATTCGGAATCTCCAGCGACGATCGAATTTACAATTTCGACGAAACTGCCGATCATGTATGGCTATTCGTTCACGCTATACATGGGGCTCGGAAACCAGAATTGGACCCAAGCCCAGTCCGATATCATTTCAACGATCCAATCGATCGCCACACAAATTGGAACGGTGGACCTCCGAGAACTACAGCTGTCCCTACCAGCCATTGGAACTTCTAAGTATAGGATTTTCGATGGTGATATGGACATGTTCGCAGCACTTCTTCAGGGTAACTCTTCTAGTGAACCCGGTGTGTTCTCGATGTATGGCCTAATCGACGGGACTCGACGGTTTAGTATCTCCGGCGGATACAACGCCAACGCCGCTGCCTGCTATGCGTATGAATCATATCCGGCTTTCAACATTAGGCAGCTGTCATCTTGGTTAAGGTATCTCAAAGAACCACCGAAGATCTCGCTCGATGGTATGGGAAACGGTTACTGTAAGCTCGAAATGGTCATGGCGAGAAAGAATATTTAACGATGCCAAATGTTGTTCAGGTACTCGGCGGAAAATCAATGGGTACATTTTCGGCGATTCCAGTTTTCGACACTCTGATCAAGGAGGGGTTATACACTGCTTCGATGACGTTTAGATGCAAGGGGCCGTTTCCATACCCGCCGGGGACGGTCGCGTGCTGCTTTGGGGCAACACCAACTCCGTTCGTGGTTGAGGAAATATCATACGAATCGCAAGGTATCAGTGAAATTCGCTGTATCTCTGTTTGGGAATTACTAAAACGCCGAAACAAATGCGCGACATATGAAAATTTATATCCAACCACGTTCCAACCGCTCGCGTTGTTTAACGGTTTTCTGGATGCTATAAACAAAGATCCTAACCGATGGTTTGTATATTGGTTAAGGGGCTCAGTTCCATCCAACGTCACAAGTTATTCAGATAAGTTTGACCCGTCTACGAGTATATATGATGATATGTATAACGCAGCGTTGTACAATCAATTGTATTTCGCTTCAGACATTAAAGTGACTAATGGCATCTATAACAATTTGGACATTACTCTGTATGCCAAGTCGTTGAACGACCAATCAGACATCGTTGATCTTGGTCCCCTAGATTCAGTATCCTCTAGACTTACTAGACGACTCCCGGGCGCCCCAACACATTGGTATATTGGAAAAACCAGTGACTATGGCATGTGGAAGATGGCATCCAGAGGTCGGATTCATACATGGTATGAAAATCGACCATATATGCAAAACACAACCGACTGGCAAGGGGTATATCGCTACGAATCCGGAGTCTCCGGCAGTACCGATCGCGAATGGGGTCAAACTACCGAAGAAATTCGATGCGAACCCCTTAGGTCGGTAACTGTCGATATTGATGAAGTTCAGTCGGAACGATTCTACAGACTTCCAATCGGACGACCGGTCCAGGCGACAATCATGGACGTTATGTTCACAGGATACGTAATCGAGAGAACCGTGAGCGGTGGCGATCTCACAACGTATTCGATCAAGATTCAACCTGATAGGTTCTATAAGTATGGTGAGGAGGTAACCGATAAGTGGATTTGACAAAGATCGCTGAATTTACGAATCCGATAATTACAACGGCGCTCAGCGGCCCCGGAATCTGGGCATGGGCTAAAACGCGAACCCAGCGAAACGCCTCTGAAGATAGGTTACTTCTACAAGTTGCTAAGAATCAGCTCGTCGAGCAGGGCCGCAAATACCTAAAGCGCGGATACATCACGATGGATGAGTATGAAGAATATGAAACCGAGTACCGGGTGTATTCCGATCTTGGTGGAAACGGCCTTGCTCGCCGCATATTCAAACAGGTAGATGATCTACCTATACTGCCTAACGGCATTGACGAAATGAATGAAGGAAGGAAGAACTGATGAACAATCAGACATACGATATTCTCAAGCGCGTGGCGCTTATCATCGTCCCGGCGCTGGCTACGTTCGTCAACGCGACTGGCATTGTGTGGGGGCTCCCTTACACCAACGAGATCACCGCCACGATTACCGCCTTCGGGGTCTTCCTCGGAGCGGCGATTGGTGTCAGTTCCAAGAACTACACGCCCGAGACACACGGCAACCTCGTGGTGACGAAGCATGACGACGTCTACGCGGACTTCGCGGCTGAGCCTGCGAACCTCAAGGACGGTGACACCATCGTCCTGAAGGTGACCAAGCCCGCGGCGTAAGAAAAACGTTCGGCATAGTGAGTACTACCCACTCTACACGAAAGGACTCACCATGTCTAACGTCGAACGCCTCTACGAACCTGAGGACCTCGAGAACGAGGTGCTTAACTGGCTCGGTGGAGAGGACCCGTCGACCAGTGAGTACACTACTGCCGTTGGTAACCTCGAACGACTGCACAAGCTCGTTAAGGACTCTGACCTTAAAGAGAAGCTTATGCCTTCGTCCGAGACAATCGCCAACGGCGTGGTGTACTTGCTCGGTCTTATGGCGGTCCTCAACTACGAGCAGACACACGTTCTTGCCTCAAAGGCATTTTCGATGCTGAAGTTCCGTAAGTAGAACTGACTCGAAAGTCTATAACCCTAAAAACTAGGATTATAGACTTTTTCATACCATATATTTTACGCGGCGAATAATGAGAACTATTCATCCATTTTTGGAAGGAACAACCATGCTTCAATTCGCATTCCACGTCACATACACGTTCGCTTTTATCGGTAACATCATTATTCCGATCTGGGCGATCTTCCTGACGTTTGTCGCAGGTTACCTGACCCTTTTGGACAACTGAATATTTAGACCTATGACCCCAAACACGGGTTATAGGCTTTAACTAACACAAACTTTACACAACTAATAATGAGAACTATCAAACCTCTTTGAAAGGAACCATCATGTTCAACGCACTCACCATTGTCGTTTGCATCCTCCTCACCCTCTCTTTCGCCTACAACATTTGGCTCGCCTATGTTGCTGACCGCTACGAGACCACCATTAAGAAGGTGGCTGCCTCGAGCGTCCGCGCATACCGCGACCTTGCTGAAGGTGAATCCAAGGCTGAGGTGCTCGACACCCTCATGCGTGACATTGATCACGACCTCAATGACTGAAACCCCCTCAACCCCTATAACCCCTAACACGGGTTATAGGCTTTAATAACATATTTTACGCGGCGAATAATGAGAACTATCAACCCTCTTTGAAAGGACCACTCTCATGTCGAAGTACGCTTACTCCTTCGTTGCCGCCGCTACCCTCGCGATTGCAGCACCTGTATTCTACAACCTCGGCAGGATTGAACGCACTGTATTCTACAGCAAGACGTTCAACTACGCCTGCTACGGTAAGAACCAGATGCTCCGCAAGCTCTGCGTGGAGCTCATCAACAAGGACCTCAAGCTCACCATGAGCCTCCCCGACCTTGAAGAAAACTGAACCCTCAATCCTATACACCATACACGGTGTATAGGCTTTAAAAAGTCAAAATAGGAGTCAATCGTGCTTGCAATTCTCTTGACGATCATCGTCACCTCCATACCCTTTGCTGTATTGTTCGGTCTGAATCTACTCGGTGCCATCGCTGAGTATCAGGAGAACCCCGTGATCGGGCTCGTCGAAGAGCTCCGCAAAAAGTACCCCGATACTAATGAGAACTAACCACTCAAGAAAGGATCTCACCATGTCCTACTCGAACGAACTCGAAGAGACCACCCCGAAGACCCCTCTTATGGACCGCATTAAGACGGTCGCCGAAAAGAGCGTCCCGGTTGCCAAGGTTGCTGCCTTGAGCTCCGTCGCTATCTTCTTTGGCGCTATGACCATCGCCGGTCTGCGAGCGTCCTCGGACTCCTCCGAAGACGAGTGACACTATCCTCTGAGAACTCTCTCAACCTATAACCCCTAACACGGGTTATAGGCTTTATTTGAAAGGAAGCACAACCATGACCATGCGGAAGATCTTCAACCTCTCCGAAGTCGACCTCAGCGTTCCCGAAGGATCGCTCGTCTCGATCTCGGTTGCTCACTCGGCGCCCATACGTCCGAACGCCCTTGAGACGACTGCTCTCGGGGTGCTTGTCAGCAAGCATATCGGCGGCAAGGTGGTCAAGCCTATGCGTGTCGCGCCGTACAACTACGAAGACATCTGCTTCATGGATGGATCCGGTGAACGACTCCTCATCTCCAGGGATGAGTCCGATAAGCCTGACGTGAAGTATGCGATTATCCCGTTCCGGTTCATCATGACTGACCGCCGTCGCGCATTCGCCAAGAATATCGTCATCGTCGACAACACTGAGCTTTCCCAGCCCTACATTGTTGTTGACTCCCTCGCGGTCGGATCTGATCCGAACTTCATTCCGATCGCCGCAACATCCATCCTCGGCCTCGATCTCGCCGAGTACATCGCCAACCTCTGACATTCGTCAACCTCCATATTTTCAAGAAAGAAGCACAACCATGTCCATCAAGAACACCATCAAGCTCGCCATCAACTGGGTTAAGGCCCACCCGCAGATCCTGATCACGGGTCTGGGTATCGCAGCCTCCGTTGCGACCGCCGTCACCTCTGGCAAGGCCCACGCCAAGGCCATCGCAGATGACAATGGCGCGTCCAAGAACCTGCTCGACTTCGCCAAGCGCAACTGGATGACCTATATCCCCGCTGCCGCCAGCCTCGGCGTCACGATCTTCGCGATCGTCTCCCTCCACAACGTCACCTACAAGAAGTACCAGGCGCTCGCCGCCGCGTACTCCATCTCTCAGATGAACGTGTCTGAGCTCCGCAAGAACGTGCTCGAGCAGGTTGAGGTCATCAAGAAGGGCAATAAGCCCGCCGACAAGAAGGCCGCTGAGAAGAAGCTCCCCGAGGGTTCGATGGTCATTTTCGGCGATGAGGAGGTCCTGTGCAAGGACGCCATCACCGGACGTACCTTCCGTTCGACCGCTGAGAAGATCCGCGGTTACTGCAACAACATCTCTGAGGACCTGCTGAACTTCGGTCCCTGCCCTCTGAACGACTTTTACGCTCAGATTCATGTTGGTGAGACGGGCATTGGTGACGAGCTCGGATGGGATGGCGGCGTGACCGTCAAGCCTGAGTTCCGTCCGGTGCTCCTGCCCTCCGGTTCGCCCGCGGTCGAGGTCATTCTGACCCCTGCTCCTCAGCCGAACTGGTTCAAGATCGGTTGAAGAGCTGTGGCCAAAGAGAATAAGGTCACTTTCACAGACGAGCCGATCGAGTATTCTGATCCTCCAGAATACTGGCCGAACACAAAAAACGGGAGTCCTAATGAGAACTAACCCTCAAGAAAGGACCCCTACCATGTACACCTTCGGAATCATGCTTGGCTTCTTTGGCGTTTGCTGCGCCCTCGATCCCAACCGTGCCCGTAAGAAGGCATACAAGAAATCCCAGAACTGAGACCCCCTCACCCTATAACCCCTAACACGGGTTATAGGCTTTGCCCGAACTGAAAGGCAGCCACTACAATGGAAACCCTCGGCAGCATCATTATGCTCATCATCATCCTCACCTTCATCACCTTCATGATGATCATCAACGCGATCTCTAAGATCCTCGGTGGAGGTACCGGCAAGATCGCCGCTACCGGCTTTATCGGCTTCCTCCTTCTTAAGACCTTCGGCCCGAAGCTTGAGAAGTACATCGAGGAGTACCGCAACATCCAGAACAAGTGAACGCCCAAAACTTAATTTTTGAAAGGAAACAATCATGAATCGCGTACTAGCGTCCATTGGTGTTACTGCAGCTGTTATCTGCGGATCTACCGCCCCTGCTCTCGCAGCGGACAACCCCATCGACGCAAAGATCACTTACATCTCCTCGGGCAGCTCCCAGGCGTCCTCGCCCGTCACAGTCAAGGGCTCTTGGTCCACCAAGAAGCTTGAAGTCGGGCAGTCTTTCAAGGTTGAGTCGACCGCCATCAACTGGGCGTACGACTTCCCCTTCACAGTTGACTCCGGCGACAAGATCGGCTCCTGCAAGGCTGATAAGGGCGTTCTCACCTGCACGGTGGATAACGTCCCCGAGTCCCTCGCAACCAAGACCGATATTTCCGGCACCTGGTGGACCAGTGCGCGTCTTCAGGAGACGGTCGTCGGAAAGAAGACGGGTGAGATCTCTATTGGAGGTCGGGCCTGGCCGTTTGCCTTCGGTGACAAGGACTGGGATGGCACCTGCGACAACGACTGCAACGGCGGCCACTACGAGGACGCTAAGCCTGAGAACTCAAAGTGGGGCTGGGTCAATCCCGATGGCACCACCTCTTGGATGATCACCTGGATCACTGAGCCCGGGGTTAAGTACACCGTCCACGACGAGTACACCAAGCTCGGCATGTCCGTTAAGTGTGCTAAGGGCGATACCTGGGATCCCAACACGACGGTGTATATCTCGGCCATTCAGATCGACGATAACACGATCGAATTCACCGCTCCCGAGGGTGCGAAGACGTGTGTCACCTACACTCCCGAGCCGATGGTTACGCCGGCAGGCGCTAAGACCGCAACCAACGTCGCGACTGTCAACGGACTCAAGCTCGAGCGTACGATTGAGGTCGAGGTCCGCGGTGGTACGACTGGGGATGGGACTACGCCGACTCCTGCTCCGAGTCCTTCTCCTTCCGTGACGACCCCCGCTCCGACCCCGACCGCAACAACGCCTGTTCCACTGCCTTCTCCTTCTGAGACACCCACCCCTTCGACTCGTCCCACAAAGACGGCCGAATCACCCAAGCCTAGCGAGACCAAGCTCGCTAAGACCGGAACCAACGCAGCGTTCCTCGTGGTTCTGGTACCATTCATCATCGGAATTGGAACACTATGTGCATTCGTAGCACGAAAGGAAGACAACTGAAATGCAGTCTGTCAAGGTCAAGTACATCAACTTCTTCGGCGAAGAGACCGAAGAGAAGCTCCACTTCCATCTCTCAAAGGCAGAGCTCATGAACATGGAGCTCCAGCGCACTCCGCTCTCAGCCAAGATCGCCCTGATCAACGGCGGAGAGGCTTCGCCCATGGACGCCTACAAGCTTCTTCAGGAGTTCGTGGGCGCTGCGTACGGTGAGCGCTCTGAGGATGGTATGCGATTCTTCAAGGATGAGCGTGCAACCAAGGCGTTCCTGGCGTCCCCCGCATTCGACGCCCTTCTGGACAAGCTCAGCAACGACCCCAAGTTCTCAAACGGGTTCCTTGCCGGCCTCTTCCCGGATGACATCATGGGTAAGGCCAAGAAGCTGATCGAGGAGCACCCCGATGCATCTCTCGAAGAGCTCCGCAAGATCGCTGAGGCGAACTGATGTCGGACATCGTCCCCATCGAGCCTACTCGTCCCACTGAGGTCTCCCTCCCTGGCAACACTGACAAAGCCAAGGAGGGGGCCTCCCCCGAGAAGAAGGTTATCGCCAAGGCTAAGGTCCAGAAGAAGTCTGCCATCAAGGAAGCTCTTCGGACCTTCTTCGCTCAGGATCTCCCAGAGATTGCTGAGCATCTTATTATTGACGTGGCCATCCCGGCTGCTAAGAACGCCATCACCGACATGGTGACTCAGGGTATTCAGCAGCTGCTTTACGGCGAAGTCGATCCCCGGCGTCATTCGACATCTGGATACACGTCATATTCTAGCTCATCTCGTTCCAATCGCGGAACTGGATACTACGACTCGCGGCGATCCGAACGTCGTGAACCGCGTCAGCCCAAGCCCGCGAATGTGGAGGACCTTGTGTTCGACACTCGCAGCGATGCCCTCGACGTGGTCGAATTCATTGCCGAACAGATTGAAGAATACGGTCAGGTCTCTGTCGCTGACCTGATGTCATCTGTCGGCATTCAGCCCCGATACACCGATGAGCGCTGGGGTTGGACCACAACTGACGCGTTCGAAATCCGACAGATCAGGGAAGGTTGGCTCGTATCTGCCGACCGTCCCGAACCCCTCAAGTAACATATTTGCTCAGAAAGGAGCACATTCAAATGTCTATCACGACCGCTTTCTACACGGGCATGACTCGCATCTCGAAGCACGCCCCCACCATTCTCTCCGTTACCGCCTCTGCTGGTGTCGTCGCAACTGGCTATCTCGCATGGCGAGCCGGTACTCGATTCGAGGACTGTGAAGGTCGAGACTGGGATCGTCGCAAGGAGTGCATCCGCAACGCAGACCAGATCGCTGATGAGGATGTCCACAAGATTGAGATGAAGAACCGCATTCTCTTCATCCTCGACACGGCGTACACCTGCGCTCCCGCTGCGATTGTTGGCGCAGCCACGATCACGATGATCTACTTCTCGAACTCTATTTCGAAGAAGCGTCTTGCTGCCGTTGGTGCGGCGTACACTGCTCTTCAGACGGCCTTCGATGGTTACAAGAAGACCATGGTCGACGCACTTGGAAAAGAGACTATCGAGAAGATCACTCGCCCGAAGCTGCCTAACTACGACAAGACGGCAGAGGAGATCCTCTCTTCCGACAATAAGTCGGATGCTGCTGCGGTTACCGATGCGGTCATCGCATCCGTTGCCGACCTGTCGCCTTACGCGCGTATCATCACCGAGGAGTCCTCGAACTGCTGGGACGAGAATGAGGACTACACCTCCGAGACCCTCGCTGCTGTTCAGCTGTGGGCGAACCGTCGTCTCGAGCGCAAGGGTCACCTGTTCCTGAACGAGGTCTACGATCAGCTCGGCCTGTCTCGCACTCGTGAGGGATCCGTGGTTGGTTGGATCAAAAACTCTAAGGATGGCGACAACTACGTCTCGTTCGGCGACTACGATGCAAACATCTACCGAGTCCCGAGCGACGACTACTCTCGTGTTGACTCGAACTTCATTGTCGACTTCAACGTTGACGGAATGATCTGGGACAAGATCTGACGTGCACTACACATCCTGGCTTATCAAGCGAGGGTGTCTCGAGAACTACTCGGAGCTTGCTTCGGCGTGGGATGAACTCGATTTCGCATGGTATATTCCTGAGGACGAAGATAAAGCCATTCAGGCTCTTCGCATGAGGGACGAATACTGCTACGAAACGGGTATGCCCTCTCCGAGGCAAGCTCCGGCTTCGTTCCTTGAGGTCTTTGTGAGCATTACCGATACCCTGACGGCTATGCTGTATCGGGATCGGGAATCGTTCACTAAGTCTATTCTTCTGAACATGGGCGCTCGTTCATATTCTGACGACGGGCGCCTACCTTCAGAGATTCATGAGGAGGCGCTGAACATCGCCGAGTGTGTGATGTACAGGACCTATTCAAGGAACGGAACTGGCGGATTATTCCGCATACCGGGAGTTGATGTTCTCGAGATGCCAATTGTGACCCAGATGATTCAATGGGCCAACCTGTATGATCCGTATCACTAAAAAAGGAGGCCACAGGAGGTGGATTTTTACGAGATTGAAACAAACCCTATCCGAGGTCAGATGGGTTTTATGGAGGTAGCTCCGTGGTTCCGTAACGTCAATTCTCGCGATATCATGTTGCGCGACGGAGACTTCGTCGCTATCTGGAACCCAAATACAGGTCTTTGGTCTAAGAACGAATTCGACGTCGTTGACCTAATTGACAGCGACGTTCGAAACTATGTCGAGAACTCGCACGTTCAAAACATGATTCCCAGATTCTGTGTATCCGAAAGGGATGGGGTTTGGAAACGGTACCGACAGTGGACTAAGAACATGGTCAATACCGATCATCCACTCGATCGGAATCCAGTATTTCTGAATACTGTAACTCGTCAAGAAGACCATGTATCGTATCGCTTGCCATATTCTCTCGAAGATGGTGTGCCAGTCAACTGGACAAAACTCGTTGACACGCTTTACGATCCATCGGAACGCGAGAAAATCGAATGGGCCATTGGGTCTGTTCTGACTGGAGACAGTCGGGCCATTGACAAATTTCTGGTGTTCTATGGCGACCCGGGATCGGGTAAATCAACGATCTTGAATGTTATGCAAAAACTCTTCGGAGAGTTCTGCGTACCATTCGACTCTGAGTCACTCGCTCAACGAAGTAACTCGTTTGCACTCAGTGCGTTTGCGGACGATCCGTTGGTGGCCATCGAACATGATGGCGACTTGAGTCGTATCGAGACAAATACTCGTTTGAACTCGATCATCTCGAATGAGATTCAGCTCGTTAACGAAAAGTTCAAGAAGCCTCGGTCTCTACGTATCACCACAATGCTAATTGTGGCATCGAATAACCCCGTCAAGATCACAGATGCGAACTCGGGTATCCCACGACGTCTGCTTGATGTGTCGCCTTCCGGACGTCGTTTATCCATAAACGAATACCGCGAGGTTATGGACGGAGTTTACCACGAACTCGGAATTATCGCTCAGCACTGTATTAACGTGTACCGTAATCTGGGTCCGGATTACTACCGTAACTACAGGTCTCGCACGATGATATCCGAAACGAATCCTGTATACAACTTCGTGATGGAGGCGTATGAAGACTGGGGTCCCAACGATACGGTGACGCTTGCGAAGGCGTATTCAGATTACAAAGAATATGTCAACGAGACTGGTATTCAGTATTTGATGCCGCGATATCGGTTTAGAACCGAACTTCGTCGATATTTTCGAGAGTTCCATGATCGGATTCAGCTTGACGGTGTTCGATATCGGAGTCTGTTCATCGGTTTTTGCAGTGACAAATTTGAAAGTCAGCCGAACGAATCAAATCCAGTCAAAACCGATAACTGGCTAGATCTGTACCCTGGTCAGGCATCCATATTTGACGAATACTTCGGGGGATGTAAGGCCCAATACTCGTCCGAAAACGGAACGCCTAAGAAAGCCTGGGCAAATGTTGACACGACACTCGTTGACATAGTGTCGACCGAAGAGCATTACGTCCTCATGCCCGAGGAATATATTTGCATCGACTTTGATTTGAAAGGAGATAACGGTGAAAAAGACCTCAATGCTAATCTTCGCGCGGCTTCTGCTTGGCCTCCGACGTACGCGGAAACGTCGAAAAGCGGCGGCGGAATCCACCTCATCTATCGATATCCTGTCGATAAAGATACCCTTGTCGAATATTCGCCGGGGATTGAGATCAAGCGATTCCGAGGGAACGCGTCTCTTCGGAGACGACTGTCCATTCACAACGGGCGAGGTATCGAGGATTATCCGGGAGACCTCCCTACAAAGGTTCATAAGATGATCAACAAGAAACACGTCCAGGATGAGAACCATCTCAGAGCTCTAATCGCCAAGGCGCTCCGTAAGGAAGTGCACGCGAATACTGCTCCAAATGTAGACTTCATCAAGAGTATTCTTGACGAGGCTTTCGAGTCTGGGATCACATACGATGTAACTGACGCTCGAAATGCGGTGACCGCTTTCGCGATGTCTTCGACAAACCAGTCAGACCGCTGCCTTAAGATGGTCCAGCAGATGCACTTCATGTCTGAAGACAAGGCGGAGGTCGCTGAGGACGGAAACGGACGCATCGCGTTTTACGATGTTGAAGTCTTCCCGAATTTGTTCGTCGTCTGCTACAAGATTGAGGGTCAGCCAAACGTTCGATTCCTCGTGAATCCCAGTGCCAAGGCCGTGAAGTCGTTGTTCGATCTTAGGTTGATTGGTTTCAACAACCGAAAATACGACAACCACATCATGTATGCGGCATCACTTGGATATTCGAATTCGGAACTCTTCGAGATCTCTCAGCGCGTCATCAACAACGAGAAGAACGCAACATTCCGTGAGGCATACAACCTCTCCTACACGGATATTTACGACTTCTCGACGAAGAAGCAATCTCTCAAGAAGTGGGAGATCGAGCTGGGGATCAAACACCAGGAGAACAATCTGCCTTGGGACCAGCCGGTTCCTGAGGGTCTGTGGGACGACGTCGTCGAATATTGCAAGAACGATGTCGAAGCCACCGAGCTGGTGTTCAACCATCTGGCAAGCGACTGGGGTGCTCGCAAGATCCTTGCAGAGCTCTCGGGTCTGAGTGTCAACGACACCACCAACCAGCACACCTGTGCTCTGGTGTTTGGTAAGGAGCGTCGACCCGATAAGTCGAAGTTCGTTTACACTGACCTCAGCGAGATGTTCCCCGGGTATACCTTCGACAAATTCAAGGGTTCATCCTATCGTGGTGAAGATCCGGGAGAGGGTGGCTACGTATATTCGGAACCCGGATATTACGAGAACGTTGCCCTTCTTGATGTCGCATCGATGCACCCGACGTCTATCGAGCAGCTTAACTTGTTCGGTCCCTATACACAGCGTTACAGCGAGCTCAAGCAGGCTCGAGTGGCGATCAAACATAAGGACATGGACTCGTTGAGTAAGCTCTTTGATGGGCGTCTCGTCGAGATCGCGAAGAACTACGATCTGGATGAACTCGGCAAGGCACTCAAGATTCCGATCAACTCCATGTATGGGCTGACGAGCGCAAAGTTCGACAACCCCGCATGGGATCCTCGGAACGTTGACAACATTGTCGCAAAGCGAGGAGCTCTGTTTATGATCGACCTCAAGCACTATGTGCAAGATGAACTCGGTCTGACAGTCGCTCACATCAAGACGGACTCTATCAAGATTCCAGAGGCCACTCCTGATGATATTCAGAAGGTGATTGACTTCGGGAAGCGATACGGGTACGACTTCGAACACGAGGCCACCTACACCAAGATGTGTCTCGTCAACAAGGCTGTATATATCGCGAAGTACGCCTTCCCACACGAAGGTGAATGGACAGCTACTGGTAAGCAGTTCCAGGAACCCTACGTTTTCAAGAAGCTCTTCACGAAGGAGCCGATTGAATTCGAGGATTATGTCCAGACCAAACAGGTCAAGACCGCGATGTATCTACGATTCCCCAATAGCGGAGATCACTTCATCGGCAAGGTTGGTGCGTTTGTGCCGATCAAGCCCGAACGAGGTGGGGCTGAGCTACTGCGGAAGAACAGCGAAGGCGAGATCAAAGACGCCGTCGTTGGGACTAAGGGCTATCGCTGGAAGGAAGCGGAGATGGTCCAATTCATGCATCAAGAGCAGGATGTCGATACGTCTTACGCCGAGATGCTCGCCGATGAGGCAAAACAAGCGATCGAACAATTCGTCGATCTCGAAACACTGTGCCGCTGAGAAAGGAAAACATCATGGCATTCAACAACACCCCCTCCGATCTGGTTATCGAAGACGCTCGTATATTATTCGCGAACTTTGCCGGGTCTCCGACTCGCTACAACCAGGAGGGAGGCAAGCGCGAGTTCTCGGTCGCAATTCCTCTGAACCTCGTCGAGGATCTCGAACGAGATGGGTGGAACGTCAAGTACCGTAAGAACCAGGACGGCGAGCTTGATCCTGAGCGTCCATACCTCGGTGTCAAGGTCTCGTACAAGTTCCGCGCGCCGGCCATCTGGCTGGTCACAGGAGGCCGCAAGCAGCTCCTCAATGAAGATACCGTTGGAACCCTGGACAACATCACGATCAAGACTGCTGATGTTGTGATCCACCCATCGGTGTACAACGTCCGTGGCCAGAAGGGCATCTCGGCGTATGTCAAGGAGTTGTACGTCGTGATGGACGATGAGTCGGCTTCTTTCGCAGCTAAGTACGCGGATCTCGACTGATCATGTTTAGGCGGGGGTGGGCTGTAAAAGGTCTGCCCCCGTCTTAGACGAAGGAGTTACAATGTATGTTCGAAGACTCTGAAAACTGGTCGACAGTACCCGGCTTTCCTCACTATGAAGCCAACCGTCTTGGCATGATCAAACGTAAGGATACCGGTGTAATCCTGAAGCCGTTTAAGCGTCGTCACAGCACATCACGATATGTTCGGCTATACACAACTCCCGGTGAGGCTCGAGAACGTTCGGTCGCATCGGTGATCTGGGCTGCCTTCTACAAGAGGTGGCCAGATAGGGGTCTATATGTCTGTCATACAGACGGAGACCTCGAGAACAATTCGATCGATAACCTGTTCCTGGGGACTCGATCGGATGTCCAAAACACACAGAGGCGTCGAGATGATATCATCTGGGCGCAGCTACAAGAGGAAGGAGAACTAGTTCTATGAGTAACTGGTTCGAAACCATTGTCCCGTCTGACCGAACATGGTCTGCGGATAATATCCGGCCCGTGAAGACGGTTAAGAAGGGTGGCGCGGCTGATATTGCGCGCTACCTTTCTACAGTACTTGAGCGCCCGAATGATCCTATGCTTAATGGCGATAACTTCACCGCTATCGTCAACATCAAGAATGGCTTCATCCCGGCCAACGGCAACTATTCTGGCTTCTCGATTCAGATCGAGGGCACTGTCATGGGTGAGCAGGTCAACAAGACCGTCAATGGTGGTAGCGACCCCGTGGTTACGGAATACGTCTGGTCTGTTAAGAAGATCGTGCTCTTTGTGAGTGGCCGTCAAGCCAACGACCACACCAAGGAAACTGTGATCGATGCCGGAGATGACTGGATCATGCGCGCCATTACGCACGGAGACGGGGAGGAACCCGGATTCGGCAAGGGCGCTAAGTATGGCTCGTGGTGGGCCAACAACGCCGAATTCAACCCGAAGATTACGAGTGCTTCTCGGATTTCGATCAAGAACGCACTCCGGAAAGACCCTGGAACGGAACAACTCTGATGACACAGATCCCCGATAGCATGAAGACGTATCTCAAGAGGACGGGAGCTCAGTTTAACCGAGAACCGAATTCTGAGAAGGTAATCAACGATGGTATCCTGGCCGTTGCGAAACGAGCGGTCGGGAACGCCATCGCAGATGACGAGCCGTATACCATTCGGGTCAACTTCCAGAATGGTCGGGTCGTCGGATCTGAGGCCCAGCCTCGTTTGTCCGTGGAGCTTCTCGATGGGCGTGCGTCTACGTCTACGATCGACGTGCCTACGGAGAATACCACGGTATTCCTTGAACTCAAGGCTCTTGCCGCAGAAGGGTATGAGTCGATCCTCAACGGTGACTCTTGGGTTGCTCGCATTAAGCTGATTGATGATACGGTGAAGACCGTGTTTGTCAACCGCGATTTCAGCGAGGAAGACCGAGAGCTCATCAAGGCTGCCCTGCTTCGCGGATTCCGTCCGCAGGTCGGCATGTAACACAAAGATAGGAGATATTCAACATGGCATTCAAGACGATGCTGGGTCCTGACCTCAATGAGACCAAAGAGACGTTTGATACTCCGCCTCGAGATAAACCGCCGGCCGACTTCTCGCCTCTGGTGTTGACGGGATATGACGCGACGATTGACGGGCTGCATTCGTATATGAAGGACGGCTACTGGTACGTCGACTGGATGGAATGTACTTCGATTTTTGGCCACACTCCCATCAGCGCGATGAGTCCGTTCTCATGGGAGTGGATTGCTCGATGCTCGATTGAGGGAGGCGGCTGGACTCGAGACAATGTTGAGTTCTACCACGCAATCCCAGAAGAGATTCGCGAGCGGTTGATGTGTCTCCTATTCGATGATGACGAATAAACTATATTCGCATCAGGAAGAGGCCCTGAGGCTCCTGCATAGTGGCAAAGTCCTAGTCGGCGGCGTCGGCTCAGGTAAGTCACGTGTGGGGGCCTCATGGGCCCTTTCAAAGGCAGATGCAAAGAAGATCGTCGTGATCACTACAGCGCGTAAGCGAGACTCGCTTGAATGGGAGGGTGAGTTTGCTGCGCTTGGTGCCAATTGCGATGAGGTGACGATCGAGAGCTGGAACAATGTCTCGAAGTTTGTGGATTACCATGATCATGTGTTCATATTTGATGAGCAGCGTGTTGTTGGATCTGGCGCTTGGGTCAAGAGCTTTCTCAAGATATCGAAGCACAACCTGTGGATCTTACTGAGCGCAACGCCGGGGGATACGTGGCTTGACTATGTGCCCCTGTTCATCGCAAATGGGTTCTACAAAAACAGGACCGCATTCTCAGAGCAACACATCGTATGGGATCGGTTCGCGAAGTATCCTAAAGTAAAGCGATTCGTCAATACGGGCGTTCTCGAATCTCGCAGACGGCGCATCATCGTGCCGATGCCTGCCGAGAGACACACGAGACGTAATCGCAAGGATATTTTCACACCCTTCGATCGAGACGAATATGATCTGATCATCAAGAAGCGGATGGATCCTTGGACGAAGGAACCGATTCGAAATGCTGCAGGAGTGTGTTACGCTCTCCGGCGTAGTGTGAACTCTTCTGGCAACAGATTAGATCCGTTGCGCAAGATCGTTGCGAAGCGACACAGAGTGATCGTATTCTACAACTTCAACTATGAACGAGACGAGTTACTGAAACTCAAGGACGAATTCGTAGTAGCTGAGTGGAACGGTCACGCGCACGAACCAATACCCGAGGGAGACTCTTGGATATATTTGGTTCAGTACACGGCTGGGGCTGAGGGATGGAACTGTATCGAGACTGATACGGTGGTATTCTACAGCCTCAATTACTCGTACAAGGTGTTGGAGCAGGCGGAGGGTCGGATTGACCGCATCAACACCCCTTACACTGACTTGTGGTACTACTACTTCAAGTCGGAGTCTGGAATCGATTCCGCCATCTCAAAGGTAGTGGCCAAAAAGGCTACGTTCAACGAGCGCATATTCGCTCACAATCTGTAAAGGAGCGCCATCATGGCACAGAATCTGGTAATGTTCGATCCCGCTGGCAACGAGTGGTGTGTTGTCTGTCGTATTGGGAGCCTTGGAGATACTCCTAAGACCACAGTCGCATTCTACAAGACTCAAGATGAGGCAAACGAGGCCGCAGCAAGTCTGCGAGAGAAGATTGACATCCCGGTCAATATTCAGATCTTCCAGTATTCGTACGCGAAGGATGAGATGGATATTTTGAAGCTGTTGCTGCTTGACGGTATTGATATCGCGATCAAGTATATGGTTGGCTGATCATGGCTTGGTCTAAAGACGCGTGGTGTGTTTTGTCAGTCATTAAGTTTGAGGAGCAATTTGAGCCTTATGTGGCGCTAAGTATCCATCCGAGCAAGACTGAAGCGCAGTCGCTCATACTTAGATTATCTGAGAGTGAGCGTTGGTCGACGACCGTTCGCTTGATAAAGTATAATCGGCATATCCGGGACCTTAAAGAGGGCGACATCATCTGCGGGTACAAACTGGATGTGGTTGTGAACTACTACGAAAGGGAGCGTAATAGCGATGTTATTCGGGAAGTCATTCGAGAAGCTCATTAACCCGACATTTTCTCTCGAAGAGACTAAGACTGGAACGCGGGCTAAACTGACAGTCCTTGTGGACGATGGCGAGAACCCTCCGTATGAGAGTTACGTGTCGTATATTATTAACCCTGAACTATTCAAGAGATTCGGGTTGATGGCGTATGCTCATACTCATACAGCGCTCTTGAAGGAACTCTGCAAAACCGATCTGAAACCACCGGAGCCTTGCACATGCAAGTCGGCGGCGTGGATGAAGATGCATCCGACCGATAAGGTTGAGTATTGGAGTACTCTTGATGGCCGTACGTACCCAAGACCTCATACGAAGCTTTGTCCAAAGAATCCCAAGAACAGGAAGAAAGATGACTGATACCGTTGTCTGTGGAATTGACCACCACCGTGAGTGGATGTTGCAAGTGATCGCATGCGATTGCGTCACGGGAGCTCGCAGTGACTTTATGTGGTTCTTTAACACTCGAGAAGAGGCCGAGACTCGCTGCAAACAGCTCGCTAGTCGTAAAGTGGGCGGGAATATGATCATCAAGATCATTAAGGTTCGGGCGTTTGAACATCTCGGAATGGACTTCGGACAGACTGAAAAGGAGAACTGAAATGTTCGTTGTGCAATTTGAATACGAAATTGTGGGCGAAGGATTTGTCGAATCTTGTGAAGGTTTTGACAAGCTGTGCGATGCTCGCGATTTTGCCCACGTCGTGATCGATGAGCTTTGTGACAAGCTTGGAGAGGGCGTTGAAATCGATGACGCCACTGTCGGCATTTGGTATGCTGGCGACGGAGAGATTGCCGAGACTCTTGAGAAGGAAGAAGACTGAAATGAATGCTGATTACTCGACTGATGTTATCGGACACCCTGAGCGTATGACATACCGATTCTCGATCGTCGGATATTTGTTCGGACGAGAGTTGTGGAGGAAGACATTCTTCTGCGACGACAAGGAACGTGGGGTTGTCTATGCGGAGTGGTACCTCAAGAACCGTGTGGCGAGCATTGCGTGCGATCGGTATAGGGTTGAATTCTTCGACGGGAAGAACACTCGTACCGCGATTGGTGGACGGGCTCCTAAGAAGAAGGATCCTTGGGCTGCCGATGCTGCCGATGTCATGAAGTCATATTCCCATTGGGATACGACATTCAAGGGAGCGGTCAATCAGGCTGGATGGAAGGAACTTCACGGTGTGCCGCGTGTTCGTAGCGCGGCCATGCGTGTTGGCGTTGGAGCGGGGAGGCACTGAGAATGGGTGACACGTACCGGGCCTACTAGACCACGATTTTGATGGGTGGGGGATCTCTTAAATGGGGTCCCCCGCTCGTCAAGAGAGACTTGGATTATCGTTTTTTGCCGGATCTTAAGTGGGTACGACGGGGCTGAGTGGGTTTGTGGATCACGTCAAGTGGGTTTGTGCTTAAGCGGGAGTGTCCAGATTGCCCAAATTTTTTGACCACTGGCCGTTTTTGAAAACGGTTTTGGCCACACTTTTTCGTTGGAAAATCAACGTTTTGGTATACTAATGGACAAATGGACACTTTTAATATATTAATATAAAATATAATATTATAT